CAGTTGGTATGCGTTATATCAAGTACGTTCTTTGTGTTAATAGCGATGATCCTAGTGAATCAATTTATAAGGAAATGTGGGATAAATACTACCCATTTGTCATTAACAAAGAAGTTGCTGATAGCCGTGATTGGTTTTATGCCGTAATTGAGTGTAAAAATATTGAAGGTTCGGCAGTAGTTAAAGGTTCTAACTTTCTTACTCCGACTATTTCAGTTACTGTAATTGATGACAACACATTACTTGTGAAGGCAATTATAAATGTTTGTGGCATTATCGATACACACATGGATTGCCATATTCCTAAATGTTGGAATAAAACGATCACTGATAATAACTTTGATCTTTTCCTACAAGAGCATGAAATGGAATTTGACAAGGTAATAGCAGATAGCGTTAGCGATAAACTAACTGTTAAAGTCGAAAACATTTCTATCAAAGAATTAAACAGCCGATTCAAGGCTAATAAAAATATTGAGCCGACCTCGGTCACTCAAAAAGCAGAAGCCGACAAAGTCACTTCTAGAAAGAAAGCAATTCATTTATTAACAAACTAAAAACAAAAGAAAATGTTTGTAGAAAAAACACTGGAAGAGTTGGAGGCTATGTCTACAGAAGACCAAGCAAAGTACTTGACCGAAAAACGCACACATGAAGCCGAAATTCGTAAGACTGAAATCAATACAGCTATCGAAGAGGCTCAAAAAAACAATGCTTCGAAAGAAGACATTGATGCATTACAGGCTAAACACGCACAAGTTATCAAAGAACTTGAAGTGTTCGGGATGCGAATGAAGAAATTCACTGAGCGACCACAATCAACTGAAACGGCTAAATCTATTGTTGATTCAGTGAAAGAAGCTTTGGATAATAACGAGCAGTACAAATCAATTATTTCAGGTGGTCGACAAACAGAGCCGGTAAACTTTGAAATTAAGGCCGCTGTAACAATGGGGTTAGACACAACCGTTGAGGCTGTTGGTTCTGAAAGTCAAATTTCAATTACACGAAATACAGGCATCATTTCAACCCTTCGTAAACGAATCACTAAATACCTAAGTGGTGGTGTTTCCGTTGCTTCTTTGGTTGGATCGAACAAAGCCATGTGGATGGAAGAATTGGACGAGCAAGGAACGCCAATCTTCATCGGTGAAGGTGATACTAAAACAGAAATTTCTGTTCGTTACGAAGAGCGTGACAAAAAAGCCCGTAAAATTGGTGTACACGGAAAGGTAACAACTGAGTTGATGCGTAATTTGCCGTCATTGGTTAATTACATTCAAAACAACCTTGTTCGTCGCGTTGACATCAAAACAGAAGATCAATTGTTTGCGGGGAATGATACTGGTGACAATCTAGCAGGATTGACTGGTTACGCAACTGCTTTTACTGGTGGCTCTTTAAATGGTACTCTTGCAACACCTTCTGTTGCTGACGTATTCAGAGCTATTGCATTACAAGTTGAAGAGGCTTTTGGTATTGCTACGGCAATGTATGTACGCCCTTCTGTACTTGCTTCAATGGACGTTGAAAAATCCGCAGATGGAATTTACTTGTTACCTCCTTTCCGAGCGATGAATGGAAACGTTGTTGCCGGAATGACTTTGATTTCATCTAATGGTCTTCCATCAGGGGTTGATTTTATCGGTGGCGATTTGTCAGTTGTTAACGTAATGTTCAGCGACTATTTGAGCGTGCAAATCGGAATGGATGGAAACGACTTTACCAAAAACAAGAAAACAATTCTTGTTGAGCAAGAATTGGTTCAGTTCGTTTCTGCTAACGATACGCAAGTTTTGGTGAAAGGTGACATTGCAACTGCAATCACTGCATTAACTGTTTAATCATGAAAATTGAAGTGATTGAATCTTTTTGCGGAATTGAAGTCGGAACGCAAAAGACCGTAGCTGATGGAATCGCTAAAAACCTTATCGAACGTAAGTTGGCTAAGGAAGTTAAAAGCGATGAAGCACCGAAAGGTAAAAAGGCTACTAAAACAGAAGAAACCACAACTGAATAATGGCACTACTAGAAACATCGGATTTTACGGGTGAACACCGTATTTCGCAAGAACAGAATACGATAACTGTATTGCAAGGTTATATCAATAATTATCAGCCGATTTACTTGGCTAAGTTGCTTGGTGCCACTCTTGCTGATGCTTTTGTTGCGGATGTTGGAGGAGGTACAGCACCTACCGATCCGTTGTTTCTAGCCATTTTTGATCCTTTCCAAAAAGACGGAGATTGTGGTGGTCTTCACATTTCAAATGGTATTCGTTTCTACTTGAAAGGTTTGATTTATTGGCACTTTATGAAGGATAAGCGAATACAGGCTAATCCAGTTTCGGGAACTTCAAAAGCTAATACTGAAAATAGTTCAAATTCATCTACTATTGAATCACAGGTTTATGATCGTTGGAACGAATCGGTTAAAACTATGCGAGCTATTCAGTGGTATATTGAACAAAATGAATCAGATTACCCCGACTACAACGGACAACGTTTGTTATTTAATTCAGCTATGTAATGGCACGAAAAACAGGGAAACAGATATTTGAAACGGTGCTTTTGCCTTTGATTAACAATAAAGTCAAAGTAAAGAACATCATTTTAAATTCTGATCCTGAGTTTAATTTCGAGGTATGCGATGCAAAGTGGATGAAAAAAGGACAGGCGTTTGAAGATAAAGATGGGTTCTTTTGGTCAGTTGTAAATGTAGATTATGAAAATAGCATTGTTTACGCCAATAGACCATCAGCACTTGCTGTATTAAATTACGGTGATACGATCTTGATTCAGATGCCTAGCTTTCGAAGCGGAACGCCAATGTCAGTTGAAGGTGAAGAATTAGCGAAAATACAAGCTGATCAAATAACGATAACACCGTTGATTTGGTTACTTGAATCGGTTCAAAGCGAACGAAGACCATACGGAGAGCCACAAGATGAAATATTTGATTTCACTTTTTTCTGCTTGGAACGCTATTCGTTTGAGGATCATTTCAACGATCAACGCCATATCGAAGGCATTTACCCAATGAAACAGTTAGGCAACTCTTTAATCGATGGTATTGATTCGGTTGATTCAGTTGGAATTGAGCGAATGAGTTCACTTCAACAGTTGGAATTGTCTAGATTTGGAAAGGAAAGTGAAAGCGGATTTATAAAATACGTCTTATCGATTGACGTTTCAGGAATGCGCTACAAAGTAAAAGTAAAAATTGAAGAACAGCTATGTTGCTGTTAAGTACTAACAACTAAAATTAAAAGGCTATGCCAGTAAATATCGCGGGCTGTGGAGCTTGCACAACAAAAAGAGGTTTCGGATCGCAAGGTAACTGCCTAATGGGTAGACCAATCGCATTCGGATTCCAACGATTAACCGATTCAGCAGGGGATGTGAATTTCCTTGATACGACATCGGCAACGCTTGGGGCTGACTTACTATCTTACACAGATATGTCGGTTGCTGATCCTTACAAGCGTATTTTCATGACTCCGAAAGCAAGTAAATTGACGTTTTCGCGTTCGGATGAGAATTTTGCCAATGACGACAACAATACACCTTACGCACTCGGTACAGGTGAAATTGTAACTGTAACAGCTGAATTTTGGGATCAAAGCCCATATTTTGCAGAAGATGTGCGTTCTTGGACTTGTTCAGATTCACAGGTTTACATGCCAACAATCTACGGGCAAATCACAGGTACTGAAAAGGATGAGGATCATACTAAAATGTACGGTCAAAGAATCGTTGCAGGATCGTTGACTTCAAGATTCTACAAGCGTTCCCCTGAAATGCCACAAATGGTAAAAGTTACATTTGTACTTGAACCAATCGACGAGAAAAATTCAGTTGATGTGTTCTTGGATAAAGAACAATTGGGATACAACCCGACAACAACACTTACTCCGGCACGTCACTTAGACGCTGTAATGACTCCATCGTTATCTACAACGTTACAAGTTGTATTGCGTGCGTTCTCTACTGCATCAAACAAGTACAATTACGGTCGTGATTTGACCGTGGCAAATGGCGCAACTTGGACTGTTTACAATCTTACTGATGGAACGACAATTACACCATCAAGTGTTACGTTTACAGATGTTGCAGAAGATTTGGTTACAGCGGGTAATGAACCTGAATATACGGTTACAATTACAGCACAAACAACAGGTGATGATCTTCGAGTTGGTGTTATTGTTCCGAAGTACTTGGTTCAATTGTCTAACACAGAAGATGCGTTGTAATGTCATTGGATAAAGAAAAAAAGGAGGTTACACAGCTAGGAGCTGAGTTTCTTCGTAGCAGAACACTTTCAAGTGTAATTAGATCACATGGTAAGATTGTAGGTCGGACTGAGGTTGAAAAGCAGTGGAAAGAAGCTAATAAAGCTAAAAAGTAAAAGAAAGCCCCGACTAGTTTGGGGCTTTCTTGTTGAACTTCCGAATTAACATTGATATTCCACCAATCAGTAATAATGATAACTCAACTGAAACTATTCCGAAAATAGTAGATAACCAAAAAGCGAAAAATAGATTAAAGATTAACGCTATAAATAACGCTGTTAAAATCCAAGCAAATTCTTTCATGTGCTTCACTTGGTAATTCGGCTCAGTACATACCTTCCAATCGGAATAACGCGGGAAAGGTTGCCAAAACGATAAACAACTAGTTATTCTAATCGTAATGTAAATTGTGAATAGCAATATTTCAGCTAAGATGTTTTTAATTTTGTTCATGGATTGGTTATTTTGTGTAAACTTCAATTCTATCTGATACGCTCCAAACATTAGCCCAATTGCAATCCCAATTCACATTATGGCACTTATTATGCTTTTGATTAATTGACTCAATCGCTTCTTCCAATGTATCGTAATCTCCGATAAAATCAGCCATACCACCACTAGGATAATAAACCGATCCGTAAAATGCTAAATAGTTCTTCATAATTTCCTTTTCCACAAACTTAGTGAATGCTTTCTTAATTTGGTGTGTATTGTGATAAGTGGTAAATTAGCGTTATGGGTGGTGTTTTTGATTATGGCGGTATTTTGGATGTGCTAGACAAGGTAGATGCAATAAATGATTCTGACGCTTGGCTATTCGCTCTTTCTCATGATGATGTTAGGAAAGAGATTGTAAGGCTGAATACCGAAAGCCAGCTATTCGACGAAGGTGTTGACAGTTTAGGGCATGATTTAGGAACTTACCGACCATTTACAATTGAAGTAAAGAAAAAAACAGGACTTCCGTATGATCGTGTTACGCTATTTCAAGATGGTACTTTTTACGGCTCATTTCGTGTAACTTACGACACTGAATCATTTACAATAGATGCCAACGGTGATAAAGGTGATAAAAACCTATTCGATGTATACGGTGAGAATATTCTAGGACTAACAGATTTCAACATGGAAAGGGTAAATTCCGTAATATTGCAGTATTATGCAGAATGGTTTGAAAAACTACTTTCTTAAATGTGATGAGCTACCGATTTACAATTGGCAGAAAGCTCTAGACGGTGATTTGACGTACTTGCGCAAATCGGATGAAGGAATTGAAGAAAATGACGCTTTGGCATGGTGGGAATTTTTGACAGATTATTACGATGTAATTGGATTATCTGATCAGCAAAAGACGCTAAAAGAACTAAAAGAAAGCTACACAATGGCGTTGCTCGAATTAGTTGAAGCACCTGACGAAAAAAAGTCTTTTCTTTCAAACGAAGTTAGTTGGGCTTGGGATGCACTAGACACGTTCACACAAAATAGAGAGCGAAACGACGAGGTTAAAAGCTCAATACTCGAATCAGTTGTAAAACTCGAAAACATATTCAAGCGACCAATTGACGAATACAAAACAACCGTGCTTAAATTTCACTTAATGTGCAAGGAAGCCGATAAAATGGTTAGATAATGGCTAAAAGAACTCAAAAAATAGAGAATCCATTTGTTGACGTTCAGGCGGGATCAAAGGCGGTTCGAGAAGACATTCTACTAACTCAGGCAGTTATTGAGTTGCTGAACAAGGATTTAGCCAACACCCGTGCAAATGCCACGGCATTAAAAACCGCTTTAGGTGATAAATCAGGTGGTAATTTAGCCAATATGCAAGCCGTTAATACCGCAATGGCTCAGGGTATTGATTTACAGAAAAAGGAGGAAGCTTTAATAAAAGCTAGAACATCCCAACAGGAAAAACTAGAAAAAGCACTAGAGCGTCAAAGAATAGCTGATATAAAATTACAGCAACAGCGAGAAAAATCAATTGATGATTATAACAAAAAACTAGCAAGACAGGAAGCACAACAGGAAAAACTAGCTAAAAAGACCGAGCAACAAGGTCAGGCGTATAACCGCGTAAATGGTTGGTTGAATAAACTAAGCCAAGAACATCGAAACCTAGCTATAAAACAAGAGTTAGGTATAAAACTAACAGCCGAAGAAATAAAACGCATGGAAACGCTAACTGGGCGTATTCAGCGTTACGACACAGCTTTGAAAAATGTTGATGCTACACAAGGTAAGTATCAAAGAAATGTTGGTAACTATAAAAGTGCATTTAATGGCTTAGACAACTCTGTTCAGCAGTTAACACGTGAATTACCCGCGTTTGCAAACTCGATGCAAACGGGTTTCATGGCAATTTCTAACAACTTACCAATATTCTTTGATGAGATTACTAAAATTAAGCAAGCAAATAAATTATTAGCCGAATCAGGTCAGCCTACAGTTTCAGCTTTTAAGCAAATTGGAGCCTCTATATTCTCAATGACTGGAATACTTGGGTTGGCAGTTACCGCATTAACTGTTTTGGGCCCGAAATTGATTGAGTTTTTCACAGGTTCAGAGAAAAACGAAAAGCAACTTGAACAGGAGCGCAAACAGCAGGAATTACTAAACAAAGAACGTCACAAATCTGCTGAGTTTGTCGGGCGTGAATCGGCTGAATACGTTGGTTATTTACTTCAATTGAAAAAGACTAACGCAGGAAGTAAAGAGCGTTCAGAATTGATTACTGAAATTAACGACAAATACGGAACCACGCTACAAAACATTAAAGACGAAGCGAAATTTCAACGGATGCTTAATGCTGAGATTGCAAACTACATTACTTATCAAAGAACCCGTTATGAAGTAGAAAAGAATCAGGATTTAATACGTAGAAACTTAGAAAATCAGGATCGTTTACGTATTGATACGGCAAAAGAATTGGGTATTTCAGTTAAAAAATTGGATGAGATAAGTAGTTCTTATTACCAAACATTACAAGCTCAACAACAAGGGTTGATTGCCGAGGGTTCAACAGATCGAATTAAACAATATAGCGATCAGGTAACCGTGCTAAATAAACGATTGGAAAACTACGGTTTCAACCTATTAGAGGCTAATATGTTGCTTGATGATTATGATTACTCAACTGAGAAATCGACAAAGGCAACAAAGGACTTTACCACTGCTTTAAATGAGTTTGACAACGAATTGGAGCGTCGGGTTTCGCTAGGTGAAAACGAGCGTAAAATCCTGCAAGAAATCGAAATGCTTAAACGCAATGCTCAGATAGGTGTTGTCGCTGACTTGGTTAATCAGGAATTAGAAAATCAAATACAGTTTGCTGAACAGGGCGGGCAAATTTTTGTTGATACTCTGGAAAAGTTAATTGCCGAAGAATTTGAATTGCGCAGACAAGCCACGATTGATCAGGCAGAATTTGATTTAGCAGAATTGACAAAGAAATTTGAATCCGAAAGGGCTTTGGCTATTCAGTCATTGGAGCAAGAGCGGGATGAATTACTCAAACAGGAAAGCTTAACAGCCAACGGTAAAAGAGCGATCAACACAAGCTATCAACAGCGAATTGATGAGCTAAATGAGGCTTATCTAGAGAAAGAACGAATAGTTGCACTTGAACGCGAAAAGATTGAATTAGAGCTACAACAGGCTTTAGGTGCTTTGGATCAAGAGCGAATCGACCGATTGAATCAAGTGAATGATGAGTTGATCCAAAAACAGCAAGAGTTTGCTGACAAAGCAAATAAACAGGCTCAGGAAAACCGAAAAAAAGAACTAGCCGAGGAAAAGAAATACTACGATGAAATAGCTAAGTTAGGCAAGAAAACAGCCGATGAGTTGTTAGAATACCAAATTAAGAAATCTCAGGAACGCCAAAAAATACTCGACGGTAATATTTCGGCTAGCGAAAAAGAGTCGGATATACTAGCGCAAAAGGCATCACAGGGCAATTTATTAGCTGAGGAATCGTTGAAAAAACAGCAGGAAATAACGAATAAATACCGCGACCAAAGACGTCAAGAGGAAGAAAAGGAGCAAGCGTTACAACAAGCTAAAAAGTACGTTGAAATCGCGTTAAACATTACAAACTCATTGATTCAAAAAGGCGGTGAACCGATCACATCAGCGGGTAAATCGATTGGTATTGTCAGTGTTATTAAAGGATTATTTGGAAAAGGTTTTTTCTTTGGAACGGATGATACAGGAAGTAATTCACCTGTTTCAGATGGCTATGGTAAAATCACAGGTTTTACCCATGAGAAAGAACAGGTTTGGTCACAAAAAGACCGTGCTGATGTCGGTTTTGCTAGCCGTGCTGAACTGAAAAAATCGTGGGATTTCATGAACTCGGCTAATATGATCATTCCTAAAATATCGACTCAAACGGATGTTACGCACGCTCCGATACTAAAGGATCAATTACGTGAATTAAGCCAAATACATAAAGAGTTGAAAAGCCAACCGAAAGAATTTATGGCAAAAGAGGTTGTTGATGACTTTTTACGCATTGTTCACACAAGAGTTGAGGGCAATACGACTTACAAGAAATACAGCGATTCATGAGAATAGAATTTGAAAACATCGTTTTAGAGATACGTGAGCGCGAAAAGTTGGGGCGTGTTTTGTCCTTTGATACCCGTGAAAACCGAATCGAAATGAACCAAACAGAGGTTACATTTTACGGTCGATCAACGCTTAAAATCATAAACAACTTTATCAATCAGTA